ATTAAGCTCAAAGAGGGCGAAGACATCAAGAAAGCTAAGAAGAAATTGAAAGTCTTGTTTGAACCAAAAGATGAAGAAAAACTTGTATCTCGTGATGTTATTCTGAAAGTGCGTGAGGGTTACAGTGAAGTTAAGAGTGACCAACCACTAGAGTATACAGATGAAATTAACGACTTATTAGAGGCTGGTTTAATTAGTGAAGAAGAACTTGGTGCAGTGGCAACAGTTCGTGGTACATTTACAAGCCAACTTATTTTCAATAAGGTACAACTTGTTAAGTCTGACTCAGGTATTACATTATCTGGTGGCGAGATTTATGACCGCTCAGTATTAGTTCGTCCAGCTGTTGAAAATGAAGCTAATACTCCTTTTGATAACGAACCAAAACAAAAGAAAAAAGTCGAAGACTTACTAGACGATGATGATTTCGATTCAGACGATGAAGAAGACATCTTTGGTTTGGGTTAATAAATAAAAGGAGAGTGTTATTTTCTAATGGCATTATGGGGTAACAAAGAGAACAGAGAAAGAAAGAAACGTAAGTTAGGCGCTAAGGTTTTAATTTACGGTTTAGAGGGTACGGGGAAAACTAGGTTTGCGCTTGGTTTCCCGAACAGTGCCTATATTGATACGGAAACTGGTGCGGGCTTCTACGATAACGATGGTATCGCAGAGAACGCTACAGAAATGATTAACTTAATTAGTTATCGTGAGTACGAAAAGGCGTTAGCTGAAATTATCAAGAACAATGAAGACCTTGGTTTTACAACCTTAGTTACTGACTCAGTATCTAAGATTCGTGAAAACATGGAAGAGGTTGTTATGACCGTTGAAGAAGCGAGAGCAAGACGTGACGGTAAACAAGTTGAAGACACAAACATTTCTCAACGTTCATGGGGTCGTATCAAGTACTTGTCAGGTAAACACCAAAACATGAAGATTACTCTTTCAAGTAAGGGTGTTATCGTACTTGACATCGCTCAAGCGAAACCTATTTCAGACGAGCAACGCAAGGCACGACAAGACTACTTTTCAACTCACGTTGGGTATGACCCAGTAATGAGTAAGCAAGCTAAGTTTGACTACGACTTGATTCTGTATATGTATGCAGAAGCTGACCTTGAAGACCAAGACAGAGTGGTTTACAAGGCTCTTGTAATTAAAGACCGTATCAATCGCTTACCACAAGGTACAGTAATTGACAACCCAGCATTTGAAATGTGGGCTGATAAGATTTTACCTAAAGGTAAGAAAGACCAAGGTGTTGTTCGTGAGCTTGATTTCGTTCATGAGAATGAAGAAGATAAAGAGTATTACGAACAGACTGGTGATGAAACAGCTGCGCCACTCAGTGAGCGTATGAAAAAATTGATTGACCACCTCAAGAAGAACGATAAGGAAGCATACGAAACGTTCGCTAAAGAATGGTCTGCAATTAGTAACAAGAAATTGTCACTTTGGACAAAAGAAGAACTTGCAAAAGGCGAACAAGTGTATAGTAAATACGCTAGTTCCGTTAAATAGGAGAGTAATTTGAAGTATACGACTAGCGATGGCAGACAGGTGGAGCTTTCACAAGCCCACCTAGACGCTTCATTAAGAATTTATGAAGAACTAAGAAAGTCAAGCCCAAGTCAACGTGTATCATGGGCAAGACATAAGAAGATGATGGAACAGTCAGGTTTCTTTGACAGTGAGTCTACTGAACGCTATCGTTGTGCTATTAAAGAATACCGTAAGAAAATGGGCACTCTACCGTCAGTTGAGAAACACGCTGACATGGTAGCAGATAGCAAACTTGACGGTATTAAGCGATACATCGGTGAAATTCGTGAATCACAGTTAGAAGCCCAAAATGATTACAACCGCCTTAACAGATTGAAGCGTGAAATGACTCGTGACATTTTATTGTACGAAGCAGTTCAAGGCTCATTATCAGATATTGACTATACAAATATTCCAGTATCTGTATTGCCAGAAGTTAAAGACGGTGATAAAGTAGCGATTGCAGTATTAACTGACATTCACTACGGAGCTATTGTTGATACGCCTTTGTCAGAATACAATCCTGAGATTGCTGAACAGTTAATCATGGAGTACGCTGACAAGTTGTTAGCATTAGCTAAGAAAGAAAACATTAAAGAGTATTACATCTTGAACCTTGGCGACATCGTTGAGGGCGAGTTGAGACCTCAAAGCTTGATGGACACTGACATGGTGTTGGTGAACCAAGCAATCAGGGTATCTGATATTATCGTGAAATTTATTTTCAAGATTGCTCAACACGTTCGGGTAAAATACTCAGGTATTGGCGGTAATCATGACCGCATTTCCAAAAATGCTAAAGAGAATATTGATGGCAATAACGTACAATATGTATGTAACGCTGTAGTTGAACGTATTCTTGCGGGTGCAGACAACGCTGAATATATTCCTTTAGAAAGCCTATCATACGGTATCATTGAGTATGGTGGCAAGAATGTACTTGCTGTTCATGGCGATGTCCATTCAATGACTGACAAATCAATGCTTGCAAAACAATCTCAATTATTGGGTAAGAGTTTTGACCTGATGTTAGCGGGTCACAGACACCACTTTTCAATGACTGAGGTAGCTCATGACCGATACATGGTATCGTTTGGGTCAATCAAGGGTACTGATTCATACAGTATTCGTATTGCAAGTTCAAGTTGTCGTTCTCAAGGTGTAGTAATCTTTGACGAGGACAACTTTGAAGTAAAACAAATTAAACTTTAGAAGAGAGGGCTTCCCATTATGGTAAAAGACGGTTACAGTATTGTGCATTGTTATTATTGTGGGGAGCCTATTTCTAATGAGGGCGATTTGGTTGAAAAGAAAATACCACTTGTTTGCAAGAATGGTAAGAAAAGAATGTTCTCACGCAAGCTCCATTACTGGTGCGTTCCTAAGATTGTAAACGATATTAAGATTGATTCCGAAGTAAAACTAGATGAAAAGTATTACTGGGATAAATGTTATCGGAAAATGCAACAATGGCTAGGGTCTGAAAGAGGGTTAGACCAATTTGCTGTAATGCGTATTCAAGGTCTAAGGGTTGGCAAATTCGCACCAAACGGTACAAATACCATGGGTTTAAGACGTGGGTTTGAGTATCAGGTTATCTACAACACGATGGTGTGGAAATCTCTTGAGATTGATAAGATGATACACAGCATGGAGTTCCATGATAATAAGCATAAAATCAATGCGATTATGAAGATTATTACGGAACGAGTTGGCGAAATGCAACTAAAAATGGAACAACAGAATCGTGCGAATCGTGCTCTTGATAGGGTTAAAGAGGAAATTCCGTATAAGACAGTCGAAGAGTTCTCAGGAAATAAGGGCTTCTCACATCTAAAGGACGACAGAAGTGACGCTCTTAAGAACTTGGTGTCTGGGATTGATGAAGACGATGATGATGTTGATGATTTATTTAGTTAAACAAGAGGTGTACGGTTATTTCAGCAGAAGTTGAACAACAAGAAAAGAAACGTGACGAACTTAAGAAGTTGTCCCATGTAGCAGAAATGATGTTCGTAGCCTCGTTATATACGGATATGTCTCTAATGGACGATTATCATATTAAAGTCAGTCACTTTATTAAAGGTGGCCCAGCTAGAATGTTCTATAACATTTTGCTAGGCATGAAGAAAAAACAATACGATAGCGTAAACCAAACTGATATTGAAACGTATGTTCAGTCACTGGGCGAAAAAGCAATCAACACATATCGCAATTACGGTGGTTATCAGACAATCTTATCTTTCATTGAGGCGGTAGATAAGAAGAATGTCCTAACATACTATTCAGATGTTAAACGCTATAGTGCACTCCGCAGATTAAGAATGGCGGGTTTCGATGTAGAGTCGAAATGGGAAGATTTATCTAAGCTATCCTATGGAGAGCTTAATCAGTTTATGGAAAGTACCATGAGTGATGTGTTTGATGAATTTGACGATTCAAACAATAAGGTTGAAGACCTTAAACATGGTATGCGTGAAATGGTTGAGAAAATTCAGACAAGACAATACCAAGGTTTACCAGTTAATTCCCACTGTTTGAACTCAGTTATCAACGGTATGGCGTTAGGAAACATTACCATGGTTGCGGGTATGTCTGGTGTTGGTAAGACATTTGTAACTTCATCTTTGGTTATCCCTACGATTATCAAAGAGAACATTCCAATCCTCATTATCTGTAACGAGGAAGACGCTGACAAATGGCGTTGGGATATTGTAGTATGGATTGCCAACAATATTATTGCAAGTAGATATGACGAGTTTGCGGGACAAAAAGTTGAGAAGATTGGTCGATTTGGTGACGGTCTCAACAAGAAAGAATTAGCCATGGTTAACAAGGCTATTGAGTGGTACGAAGAACACCTAGAAGACGGTGTGTTGAACTTTGTAAACTTAGAAACGTTCTCAGCAGACCAAGCGATTGCCTTGATTAGAAAATACGCAATCAAATATGGAGTTAAATACTTCATCTTAGATACATTCAAACTTGATAACGACATTGGTTCAAAGGTGACGGATAATTCATGGCTACAACTTCAACAGAATGTGGTTAGAATTTACAACGTTATCAAGGAAAGTAACTTAAATGTTCACCTATGGATAACATATCAGTTAAGCAAGACACCTAAGAAATACCTAGACCAAAGTGTACTTGGTATGTCTAAGAACGTTGCAGACGTGGTGTCAACTCTTATCTTGGTTCGTAACGTTACGGAGCGTGAAAAGAGCGAGGGCAAAATGAAAGTAATGGGGCCTAACGGTGTTGAAAAGGTTCTGAACCCAGACAATGACTATATGGTATTCTTTATTGACAAAAACAGACGTGGTACTACTTCTAAACAGGTAGTGATTGAAACCGATAAAGGACTGAACATCATTCGTGATGTTGGGTTTACAACAATTTACGAAGAGTTCTAATGAAGAGGTGTTGGTATCTTGGATATTAAAGATATGAAAAAGATATTATCAGAAGATACTAGCAAAATCGAAAAACTGTTAGAGTATTTCGGGTTCCATAGCTTTAATTATCACGATGGAAACTTGAGGTGTGCGCTACCTGACGGTGACAATATCACCTCAGTCTCTATCTACTTAGACGAATCGTTGTACGGTGTAATTTATACAAGAGGAAGTTTTAAGGGCGATATTTTTCATATCATTCACGAAGCTACAGGGCGCACCTTAAAGGATATTCTTAAAATTACATCTGCACTGTTTGGTTTTTCAAGAGGACTAACATTGTCAAGCTATGTTAGTCATAACGAAGTTGTTGGTGCTATTATGGCAGATATACCTTTAGCCAAGAAAAAGGTATATGAAGAAAAAGAAAATGAGTTATATCCAGAAGACAAGCTCAACAACTACATCAGAGCAGTTCATGTTGACTTGATTCAAGAGGGTATCTCGCCAACGGTAGCGAAACGGTTTGGTATATCCTATGACCCACAGAACAACAGAATTTTGTTTCCTCATTTTGACTGGTACGACACAGATAAGATTGCGGGTATTCAAGGTCGTATCATTGGATTGTCAAGTGAAGAGTGTGACCTACTGGGTGTTCCTAAATACTGGAACTATATCAAAGGTTACTTTAAGACACGCAACTTATATGGTTGGGGTCAAGCAAAAGAAGAAGTTATGAAGCGAAATCAGCTTATCATTTTTGAGGCTGAAAAGTCAGTATTAAAGCACTTTACGTTTTGTAAAGGTAAAGGGTTCTCGGTCGCTCTTGGTAGCCACGAACTCAGCAAAGAACAAATTAAGTTTATTGTAAACAATACAAATCCTGATTGTGAAATCATATTTGGTTTTGATAAGGACATCATGACCAATGAAGTTGAACGCAAAAAGGCTATGGAAATGATGAAGAAGATGGCTCTATTTAGAAAAGTAAGTTATATGGAAGACCCGTTTCCTAACAACAAATTATTAAAAGAAAAGGACTCGCCAGTAGATAGAGGGTATAGAGTGTATAATTATCTATTCGCTAGTCGCAAGGAGATTTAATGTATAAGAAAGAAATTCATTTAGCTCTAACTGGACATCGCCCTGACAGACTGGCGGGATATGACTTATCATCTTTATACTATCGTTGTATGAGAGATTATTTGTTAGGTGTAATCAAGAAATATCTTACCAAATACGATACAGTTGTGTGTCATTCTGGTATGGCATTAGGCGCAGATACTATATGGGCTATAGCGATTGTAAAAGCTCGGTCTATTTATGGTGATAGAGTTAAGTTTCATGCAGAAATACCGTCTCGTGACCAATACCATAAATGGGGCAAAGCTGACCAAGAACGATGGAAGTATTTAATAGGTGTTGCGCAAGAGGTAACAGATTATTTTGACCAGCGTAAGCATTATGTTCAGATATTAGATAGTAGGAACGTTGGAATGGTTGACAAGTGCGATGTTTTAATTACTGTATGGGACGGAAAGCCATTTGGCGGGACGTATAAAGCTATTAAGTATGCAGAGAGCAAAGGCAAACAGTTGCTCAATCTTGAACCAGATATGTTTTATTAAAGGAGATTTGATAAATGGCACGACTAAGTGGCGATATTTACAAGAAATTACGAAAGAAGTACGGAGTAGATACTATCTGGTCTTTCAGTAGAATTAACACCTATTTAGACCAACCATGGTGCTACCGTATGCAATACATTGAAAAAGCAGATGTGAATGGTGACAATATCTATTCTTACTTTGGAACGATTTGCCACGACATCATTGAAAGCTATTACGAGGGACATCACCAAGCCCATGAGTTACTAGGTATCTTCAATACTAAGGTAAGCGAATGGGAGAAGTTAGATAACCCTAATCTCAAGTTCCCAAGCGAAAAGGTTCGTGACGGATACATCTTGAATATTCAACATTACTTTGAGAACTTTGAACCTATCGAACACCCAGTGACAAGCGAACAACCAGTACTTATTGTGTTAAATCGTAATGACCGTAACTATGTTTTAGTAGGGTATATTGACTCAACATACTGGACTGACGACAAGACAAAACTTCATATCGTTGACTATAAGACTTCAAGCAAGTCTGGTTTCAGTGGTAAGAAGTTGAAAGAGAAAGCTAGACAATTACTGTTGTATGCTATTGGTGCACATCAGAAAACTGGAGTGCCTTACGAGAACATTTCTGTTGAGTATGATATGCTTAAGTATGTTAACGTTCGTTACTTACAGAAAAATGGTAAGTGGGCTACTAGCTTACAAGAGCGTTCTAACTGGGTAAGCTCTCAACAAAACAAGTTGTTGAAACTCTTGATGGATAATGACATCATGGAATTTGAAGCTCAAGAAATGATTGATAACGCAATTTTAGACAATTCACTTGAATCAATGCCTGACTATGTTCAAGAGAAATTTAAGATTGAGAAAGGCGTTGTAGTGGTAGAAGCTACAGAAGAAGATATGAATGAATTGTCTGAGTTTATTATGGACGTTATTGACGAAATCGAACACAAATCTAAAGGTGATTTAGAGGTTGAGTTCCCTGAGCCTGTTATTGATGAGAGCAACAGTTTCTTCTTCCATGTGTTAGGGAAACCGTTCTTGCAGTATCATCAAGGCTATAAGGATATGATGTTAATGAATGGTATGAACACCGATGGTGCAGACCTAGACGACATCATGAATTATTTTGAATAAAATCTCAAATAACTATTGACAAAATCGAAGAGATGGTGTATACTTATCATATCAAATAAGTAATACACCATTTCTTTTTAAGGTTAGGAGAATATTATGAAAGAAGTTTTAACTCTAATTGACGACTTGACACTTTTAATGACACGGTATGATTTCAATACCCTTATGCACATGGTACAATACAAGGAAAAGACCTTGGGTGGAGCGTACAATGTTCACTATGATACACTTGTTGAGTACAACATGGAACGTGGTGGGTTTACCGCTGAGTTAGATGTTTACTGTCATGACGCAAGCGCTATGTTTACCACTAAATCATTGGCTAATGTATCATTGATTATCAGTTATAACAACAAGCCATTGTACCGCCATTCATTGCAAGCAGAAATTCCAGACAACCCACAAAATGGGTTATGGGAGTACACAGAGGTATCTGTATTCGTTGCTTCACCATTGGCATTTGCGTCTGTAGTAGAAGACGGTTATCAAGAAACACTATTACAAGTTGTGAAAGACACAGCGGAAAAGTTAGGTAAGTAATATGCGTTACAACGAGAATCATGACTTATGGGAACATGCATTACAACTCTCATTGAAGCCAGAAGATTATGAGTACACAGAAGAAGAGAAGAAGTTAGTGGAACAGATTTACAACACTTTCTTTGGCAGTAACACTCGTAATTATCGCTTGGTTTCAGATGAAGACTACGACATGATGTTAGAAGAAGCCCTTAATATGAACTATCTTATCTTGTCTAAGTTCCTTGAAGACCACGACTTGACCGTAAGTAGTATGTCACGAGAGTATGGTATTGCACGTTCCAATATTTCAAACATTCGTGTTAAGGCACATCTTCCAAGCGACAACATGATTGAGACACTTGGAGAGATTGGACTTAAACTTGTCGGACGCAAAGAGCTACACAAAATGATTAAAGAGGGGATTGAGGCTGGTTGGCTAAAACCTTTATAAACTTACATCAGCATACCCACTACTCAAACGGAACCACAATTCCAGAGGTAGTATCTAAGCCCTCTGACTACATTCAGTATGCCTTAGATAATGGGTTGAAGTCTGTATGCTTTACTGAGCATGGCAACGTGTTTTCATGGGTAGCTAAGAAGAAACTAGCTAACGCTTCTGGTCTCAAGTATATCCATGGTGTTGAAGCGTATGTGACAGAAACACTTGACGAAAAGGTTGCAGACAATTATCATTTAGTGCTAATTGCTCGTAACCATGAGGGCGTATTAGAGCTAAATCGGCTCATATCTCACGCCTACGGGGGCAGAAATGGTGAAGAGGGTAATAACCATTTCTACTTTAAGCCTCGTCTATCGGCCTCTGAGGTGGCAAATACGAGCGATAATATCTTCATTTTATCAGCCTGTCTAGGTGGCCCACTATGGCAAAATTATTCAGCAAACAACATGGATAATTTCAATCGGTGGGTAGATTTCTTCAAGAAGAACAAACACCGTACTTGGTTAGAGGTTCAACCCCACAATGATAGAGAGCAGATTCAGTACAATAAGCTCTTGTTATCGTTGCATGAAGAGCATGGTATCCCACTTGTGGCTACAAATGACGTTCATGCTGTAGATAAACGTGCAGACGAATTGCGTAAGTCACTTATGCGTGGTAGCAAGTTCTTTGAACCTAAAGCTAGTAAGATGGCAAAAGAGTCAGGTATCTCGCTTGCAGAAGCAGAAGATATTATTGTAGAAGAATGGGAGTTAGAAAACCAGAACTTTGAATGTTGGGCAAAATCATACGATGAAATGATTGAGTCGTTTGAAGCTCAAGGGGTGTTGTCCAAAGAGCAAGCGATTGAAGCGCTAGAAAATACGTTGGTTATCGACTCTATGATTGAAGACCATGAGTTTGACCGTAGCTTTAAGTACCCTAAGATTTCAGATACACCAGAAGATGATATGAAGAAAATTATCAATACTGGTTACAGAAGTCGTGGGCTTGACAAAATGCCTAAAGACCAACTGAAAGAATACATCGAGCGTGTTCAGAAAGAATACAAGGTGTATAAAGATATGGGTGCTATTGACTATATGCTCTTAGAAGAGTATGTAGTTGGTACTGCCAAGCGTAACGGTAAATGGGTAGGCCCCGCTCGTGGGTCTGTATCAGGTAGCTTAATTGCTTACCTAATGGGTGTTACTGACGTAGACCCAATCAAAGAAAACTTAAGTTTTGAGCGTTTTATGAACAAAGACCGTATCTCACTTCCCGATGTCGATAACGATATTTCTGGTGTTGGTGAAGAGTCAGATAGAGCTTGGGTTGAAAAGTTCATGATGAATAATGAGAAGTTTAACTGTTCAGCTATCGTAACATACGGCACACTTGCTATCAAGAGTGCTATCAAAGTTGCGGGTCGCTCACTTAATATGCAACCTCAGTTATTGAATGAAATCACATCAGATATTTCAGATGATGGTGACATTCCTGTAAGTATTCGTAACGATTACAATGAACTAGTTGAGATTGCTGAGGGTCTAGTAGGGACAGTTACTCACGTTGGTCGTCATGCTTCGGGCTTTGTGGTTACTACAGATGATATTGAGTCAGTCTTTGGAGAAATTCAAGTTGCTAAGTACCAATATCCAGTGACTGCAATCGCCATGAAAGAGATTGACTACCTTAACTATGTGAAGCTAGATATTCTTGGTCTTGACAACGTGTTCTTAATTGGTAAGACTTGCGAGTTTGCTAACTTACCATACCTAACACCTGAGCGCTCAGACATTATCGACTTCCATGACCAAGAAGTTATGGAAGACTTGCGTAAATCAACAGTTGGTATCTTCCAATTTGGTGCGCCTCGTGCATTCAGTTTGGTTAAGGATATGTTCGCCCCAGAGGTTCAGGAGCGTATGAAGAGTTCAGGCGTTAACACTGACCCAGTGAACCAGTTAGCCTTGTTGTCAGCTGCAATGAGACCAGGTTCTGTCTCTATTATTGAAGACATTGTATCGGGTAAAGTATTCGATAACGGACACCCAGCTCTCAATAAGTTGCTAGAGCAAACGTTGGGATACTTGATTTACCAAGAGTCAATCATTGAATGGCTTGTAACTTTCTGCGGACGTACACCGTCAGAAGCGGACACAATCCGTAGAGCGATTGGTAAGAAAGACGCAGATGTTATGAACCATGAAATGCCTATTATCAAACAACAATTCGTTGACACCATGGTTAAAGAACATGGTGATACACGAGAACACGCAGAAGAATTGGTTGAGAAGTTTATTCAAATCTTGAATGACGCTACTAACTATTCATTTTCACGAAACCACGCCATTCCTTATAGTTACATTGGTTATATCTCAGCTTGGTTAAGATACTACTATCCTTTAGAGTTCTTAACTGCGGGTATGATTGTAGCTAACACCAAGGGTAATGAAGTTGCTCAGGCAAGAAATAAAGAGTATCGTGAGTACGCTGAAATGCGTGGTATCTCACTTCACCCACATAAATTCAGACGCTCTAAGGGAGATTACTTCTTTAACAAAGAGACCAATGGTATTTATGAGGGTACAAAATCTATCAAGTCGGTAAACGAAAGTATTGGCGATATGCTTTATGATACTTTCGCAAACAAGCAATATGACGATTTCGTTGACTTCTTGTTGGATTTGAAAGAGCCAATTAAAAACGTGACATTGATTGATGAAGACGGACTCAAGTTAACGTATAGCACTAGAGCTATCCTTAATATGTCAGAAGAAGAGGTCAAAGAGCTAGATAAGAAAATTAAGGCTCTTACCAAAATCAGTGAAGACAACGTTGTCTATACATCAATCAATACACCAGTAAACAAGACGCAGATGGAGAACCTAATCTCAGTCAACTACTTTGAAGAGTTTGGTGGTAACCTTAAACTGGCTGAAATCTTTAACAAGTTTAACTCGACATACAAGCCTAACAACAAGACTTGGGCGGGTAAACGTAAGCATTTCCAATCGGTTAAAGAGCTATTCAAGAAAACACCTAATAAGTCATATCCACTCACTGACCAACTTGGTCTTGAGCTAGAACTAATCGGTAAATGTAGTACAATATCTGATAAAGTTTCAGACAAGTTCTGTTTCGTAACAAATGTAGAGAGAAATAAGAGCTATGCCAACGTAACGCTTTACTCAGTTAAGAAAGGTAAAGAGCTTACAGTTAAAGTTGGTATTACTCAATTCAATCGCTTAGAGATTAAGGTTAAAGATTTAATTGAATTGAAAGAACATACAGTGAAGCCTAAACCAACTCGTATTGATGGTGTATGGACACAACACCCAACAGAAAAGGTTGTATGGCTCAAACAGTATGTCATTGTAAGGAGAGACAAGTAATGTTGAAAGTACACAACTTCTATGTCTTCTATCCACCAAAGTACAACAACTATATTTTCACCATGAAAATGGCAGACACTGGGCTTGAGAAAGGCTTGAGCCTAGTGGAAAATGTAGTTAGCGACAAGAACATCGACAAATTAGTTGACCTTAATTACTCGCTAATTGATACGGATAGAATGTTGGCATATAGAATTAAGGGGAATACAGTTACTCTTTATGAGTTAGAAGCTCCAAGAGATAACAATTTGTATCGGGTTGAGTCTATCATTAGTTATGAAGACGATACTCAAGTAGACGTTAGAAAATGGGATAAGGAGAATTTGTCATGATAAGCGCATTTATGCTTGTTATTGCCGTATTATCTTTCTTTTGGGCTGTCGGGTATGCTAAAGAATACTTTGACGAACATCAGGGAAGATTTGATAATACAAGTGCTGGCGGTGGTTGTATCATCGCTTTTGGTTGGGTTATCGGTTTAATCAGCATGGCTTCACTATCACTGATTTTTGGGACAGTACTCGTAATTTCAGTATTCGGTGTAGTTGGCTTTCTATTTATCTTTGTATTGGGGTTATTGATTTGACAGTAAATAAACTATATAAACAATTTACAGAGCTACAATCTTATAATGGTCGTTTAGATAAGATTAGCTATATCAACAACAACTTAAACGACAGCGTATTTATCGGTACGCTTTCGCTATTGCTAAACTCTTTCGTGGTGTTTGGTATTGGCAAGAAGAAGTTAGAGAAAGGTGCAGACTTATCTCTAGCTACCGATATTAAAGACTTAACACAGCTACTAACTTACTTGTCCAAAAACAACACTGGTAGTGGTAAAGACATCGCTACAGTACTTAAGTTTACAGACAGCTTAGATGATGAATTAACAGAGTTCGTTCATCAGTTAGTGACCAAGACATTTAAGGTCGGTGTAACCGCTGAAACAATCAACGAGAACTGTAAGGGTGTAATGATTCCAACGTACAGCGTTCAGTTAGCTCATGACTACACCAAACACCTTAAGTTCCTTGAGTCTTACGTTAAGTCAGATACATTCGCTTTATCTGAGAAGCTAGACGGTGTTCGTGTGACAGCTTTGGTAACACCAAAAGGTACTGAGTTCTATACTCGCCAAGGTAAAAAGATTGATGGTATGTCTGATTTAGAATACCAATACAATCAACTGTTTCATGATACAGTAACTGACAGTGGTGGCTTTGCGGTTGACGGTGAAGTAATCAATACGATTAACCCTAAATCATTTAGTCAAACGCAAAGTATCGTAAGTACCAAAGGCGAAAAGAAAGACCTTATGCACAAGGTATTTGATATTGTACCAATCAATGAGTTCTATATGGGTCGTAGCAACCTAACATACAATGGTAGACGCAGAATGTTAACCACTATGTCTAAGCTATCCTCTCATAAAGGGCTTCATTTAATCTCAGTATTACCATTGCTGTATACTGGTAATGACCTATCAGTTATTCCTCACTACTTATCCAAGGTAGAAGAGCAAGGTGGCGAGGGTCTCATGATTAACCTGAACGATGTATACGTAACTAAACGTACACGCTCATTACTTAAAGTGAAATCATTCCATTCTGCTGACCTTAAGGTAACTGGAGTATTCGAGGGAGAGGGCAAACTCGCTGGAACCCTTGGCGGTATCATCGTTGACTATAAGAGTTATGAGG